AAATAACGAAGCCCCAGCTGCGGAATGGCAAAGCTGACCTCCTCAAACCGGGTAATCTCTTTGCACACCCGGCGGAAAATCCCGCCGGCCACGGATTTTTCCAGCGTGAACCGCACCTGGCTTGCCAGCGCATCCAGCACCAGCCTGGCCATCGGATCGCTTTCGGCCATGGCGTCGACATAGTCGCTGTCATCGGACGGATCGCGATTGGCAATCGCCAGCTCGGCGACGATATCGAGCACCGCATCCGCCTCGGTATCATCGGCATCGGTCATCGGCCCGCGCAATCTCGCGCCGCTATCCGGCGTAAACACCGCCAGAACAGGCGTATAACCGGCCTTGCGGTCGAGATCGGAGAGCGCCGCGGCCCTGGAATCATAGACCCGCCCGCCCGCCAGCGTCGGAAACCCTAATCCCGCAATATTCGCCGCGGTCGGGCTCAACGCCTCGATCGCCGCCAGCCGCAGGGCTGCCGAGGCCAGCATCAGGCTTTGACCTTGTTGCAGTAAAACGCCATGCGCGCGGTCCCGTCCTCTGCCTTGGCGGCAACGACAAAGGTGCCGGCGGCCACTACAATCCAGTCGCCCCGCTGCAACGCCCAGGCAAAGCCCGAAGTCTGCGCACTGACCAAGGCGTCATAGGCCTCGATATCGCGGTTGATGCCAGGGTCGATCGGCATATGACGCGCAATCGTCTGCTGCGGCGGCGACAGCTCGAATGTGCCCATAAAATCAAAATCCGCCCTTGCACCATCGGCCGACGCGCTACCGTTGACGCTGACGCCTGCCTTGCGCGCTTTCGCGGTGCAGGCATCGAGATCAAACACGCCAGCCACGGTTTCATCCATGGCCGCAAGGGCGGAATTCCAGTCCATGTCAGGCATCCATCAATTCGAGGTCATGACCTCAACGATGCATTCCGGCTGCTTGCAGATCGAAATCACATTGGATTGCGATTTGATCTCCACGCCCATGCCGTGTTCCAGCGTTTCCGTGGTGATGAAGATCGGCTCGGTGCCCTGCGGCGGCTGGTTGACCTGCGACATATGGAAGGCCGGGCCATCATAGGTGCGGAACATGCTCTGCGTTCCCACCGGGTAGGCATTGCCATATTGCGCCGTCATATTGGCTTCGCTGGTAATGGTCCCACTGGTCGATTTGACCGGCAGGCTGCCCTTGTATTCGCGCCAGAGGATATCGCCGAAATCAAACACCCGGCCCCAATTGTTGCCGCGCATATCACGCGAGATAATGGTGTGCAGGGCCGAATTCTGCGCCTGCACCCAGAACTTTTCGACCAGCGGATGGGCAATCAGCTTGGAGAAGAATTCCGGCGAGACCAGAGCTTCTACACCGTTCGACGTTTCACCCTTGAGATTGGTCTGGATGTGATCGCGCACTTCCTCGCACTTGTCGCGGATGCTGGTGGTCGTGGTGCCAAAAAAGAAATCCACCGTCTTCTTGGTAATGTCGAAGACATTGTAGATATCGTACAGCGTCCGGCCCTTGCCGTCCTTGATCAGGCCGCGCAGCATGCCGAGCTTAAGATATTCGCGGGTGATGGCGTGCTTGAGCCGGATATTCTTGAGCTTCATCATCATCTGACGATCAAGCGAATCGGGCGTCACCTGGCCATTGATGACGACAAGGATATTGTCGATATCGTCAGGGCTGATCTTGTCGATCTGCGGGAAATGCGGGATTTCGAGGATGATGCCGTTTTCGGTATCATCCGCGCCCATATCGCCGTTCGAGCCGCGCGGTTCGGCGCCAAGCACATAGATCTGGCCGTTCTTGTACTCAATACGGACATATTTCGTGCCCTTCGGCTCTGCCGGAGCAAGGCCAAGTTCATTCAGCAGGCCGTATGTGTTGGGAATGCGGGTGACCTCCTGGGTCAATTCCACATCGGTATACGGAAGCAGGATTTCCATAGGAAAACACCTTTCAAAGGGAAAAGCGAAATCCGGAATCCGGTTTCGCTGCAAAGGTTGACGGGCCGAAGACGGCCCGCAATGGGGTGGCGGGATATCCCGCCGATTTCAGGGATCAGACGCGGATGACAATGCCGAGTCGCTCATCGACATCGAGGATGGCGGCAGCCTTCTGGGTGGCCGTCAAACCGGCCGGCCAGGTGATGCCGCCATCGCGCAGGATGGCCTGGCGGCGGATGGCAATGCCGGCCGTCTCATTGTCGACGCCGTCAGCCGCGGTGATGTCATTGGCGGCAAACGCCCAGATCTTCTGGCTGCCATCTGTGGCCGCGGGATCCCATTCCATCACCTTGCCATCATCCGCGCCGGCGGCCTGGCTGAGTGTGATGGCGATGAGATCGCCGGCGGCGAAATCGGTGGCCCCATCGGCAATGGTGAATTTGACATTGCCGGTAAACGCCGCGCCAACGACCGCATGGCCGATGGCAACACCATCCGGGTCGATCACCTCGAACGTGCCGCCATTGGTCGATGGCTCGATGCAGATGACGTTATAGACGCCGAGCTTGGCGCCGGCGGCAAAAGCCGGATTGGCAAGCGTCATCACGCCATTGCCGGTATTGCCGGCATCGGCGGCCCGGGCGGCGGAAACAACACCGCCTGCGGTAATCTTGCCGAGCGGCTGGCCGATAACGATATCGCGCGCTTCGCCGTCGCCGGCAAGAAGCACATAGGATTCGATCGAATATTCGCGATCGTCCATCCGCTTGACCACATTGGAAAGCGTGGCGGCTTTGGTTGTCTTGTAAACTGCAAGGCCCATGGTCTTAAACCTTCTCGGTTGGAATCTGTGTGGGTTGAGGCCTGATGGCCGGAGGCCGAAAGACCTAGCGCTTCAGGCTGGCGATGTGGCCATCGACCAAAGCCGAAAGCCCTGATTTCTGTTGCTGCTGACCACCGGTTCCGGACTGCGCCAGTGCGGCCGCCGCAAGCCGGTTCTGCTCATAGGTCTGAGCCGGCTTGGCCGCTTCCGTCGCCCCGACATTAGCGGTGACAAAAGCTGTCACCCCTTCGGCCGCCATGCCCGGTGACTGGATGGCGAGATCGAGGGCGGCAGCCATGCGCTTGCCATCAGCCTTGACGCCATCGGCGCCGAGAATGGCGGCAAGCCGCGTGTTGGCCGCGGCGAATCCAGCCGCATGGCCTTCCGCCTTGGCGGCTTCAACAGCTGATGTGTGATCGGCCTCGGAAATTCCGGCGGTCTGGGATGCGCCGCCGGGCGCGGGAGTTTGTGTTGTCATCGTATTATCCCCTGTTCCTGCGGCGGTTGCCTCAGTGAGAATGGACGCAGTGGCGCCCGGTTCATCCGATAGTTCGGCATCGGCGCCCGTCCAGGCGTTCACGGCCTGATTGATGGTTTGCAGCAAGCCCATAATCTCAACCTTTGTTGATGGCCTTGACGAAAGCGTCATAGGCTTGTGCCGGATCGGCGATCGCATCGATCAGCCCCAGCGAAAGTGCTTCCTTGGCGGTGTAAGCCTGCGCTTCTGTTTTCAGCGCAGCGGATTTGCTAAACCGCGCGCCTCGCCCTTTGCCGACGACTTCGGCGAATTTCTGCCGCATGTCCTCGACCTCGGCCATCCACTTGGCGGCGAGCTCCGGCGGCAAGGCTTCGTATGGATTGCCGTCCGCCTTGTTGACGCCGGCCTTGATGATGGTGACCTTGATCCCATCCATGGCGAGTTGGGCGGAATAATCGGCATGCATCATGATGACACCGATCGAGCCTGCCCCGCCAAACTCCGGTGCGATGATCTGCCGGCACTGCGAGGCCAGAAGATAGGCCGCCGAATAGGCAAAATCGGTGAGGATCGCCACGGTCGGCTTGACTTTCGACAAGGCGGCAATGGCTGCCGCCGTCTCGAAAGCCCCGCTCACTTCGCCGCCAAACGAATCGACTTCGAAGATGACGCCCTTAACGTTTCCGGATTTTACGGCCAAGCTTATCAGTGCCTGCAGGCCTTCATAGGAGCTGACGCCGGATGACTGACCGATAAATGAGCCTTTGTTCACAAGGCTGCCTTCGACCGGAATAATCGCCACGCCGTTTTCCACATAAAGCGGCACGGCATTCTCACGCGCAATTTTCCGACCGAACATATCGCCAACGACACCGGCTTGCGGCTTTCCTGCCAATGATGCCGCATGCTCAATCGCCCCTTCGGCATTGATGATATGGACATCGCCGCCGGAAATCCGGCTGCCCAATCCATGCAAAAACGCTTCCGCCTTGCGCACGTCATACATCAGCGGCGTATCGTAAAGCCGCTGGGCGATATGGCCGAAAGCAATGCTCATGATATCCTCAACAATGCCGGATGCGCGCCGCATAGCGCCCGCGCCGGCCCGTGGTTTTCAAAGTGC